ACCGAACCAATGTTTTGATAGCGTTTCTTTTCCTCGCCCATCTTGTTGACGTATGAGCCAGTAACCACGGTGATGTCTTTAATCTTTTTCATGCAAGGCTTTCAAGTTGTTGGATTTTCAGGTCTACATCACCCAGAAATTGGATGACTGAATTCTCAAGCGAATCAACCAGTTGTTTGTCAAAGTTGATGCGTTTGATGAATAGTTGGTATTTTTCTGGCATCCGTGGGTCAAAGGATACAAAGTCGCACCACGGGCGTTCTGTGCAGGCCATTTGCCACATCATTTGCGTGATGTACTTTTCTGGCACTTTTTGGTCAAGCAGAGTCGCAATATGGGTGGCAGTGTTGGGGCATTTGATTTCCACCAAACCCTTGTCTGCCAAGCCATCAGGAGACGCACCAGACATCTCAATGCGTGGGTGGGTAATGAACCCTACCTCGGTTACCAAAATGTCAGCCTTGGCCTCGTAAGCAGCCCTCGCAAATGGTTCGGTATCAGTACCCCACTGCATGGCTGAGTTGCTAAAAGACTCTGCTGGCTTGCCTGTCATGCGTTCGCATACCAGTTGGGCCATGTAGTTATCCCTGCTGGTGCTGTAACCCGTCTTGGTCTTGGCGATAATGTCCGCAACCCTGCTGGCGGTGACCTTGCCGCATCGAGCGGCAAACCATTCTGTTGTGCCTTGGTCCATTATGCTTCCCTCGCTTTCAACATTGCGTCTGCCATTGCGTACGCTGCGGTCGCTGCGGTCGCAAATTTATTAAAAAAAGTGCTTTGTTGAGCAGTCTTCCAGCCTTCAATTTGGTAACCTATACCAAGCCCACGATAAGCTAAAACTTCTTTTATTTCATTTATAGATTTACGCCCAAGGTTAGGTGTTTTAAGCAATTCATTTTCTGTGCGTTGAATTAGGTCGCCTATGTAAATGATTTTTTCATTCTTCAAACAATTGGCAGTACGCGCAGTGAATTGCAGTTCATTAACTGGTTTCAATAATATTGCATCAAGTTCTAACGTTTTTTCATTTAGGCTCGGCAGAATATTTTTCATTGCCTGTGCCGCAAAATAGTCACGCAAGGTCATGCCTGTGAGATGCAAACCAAGAGTCTGCGCCCCGTGGTTGTGTAGCGGAAATGCTGGTGGATTATTCATGCACCCTCCAGTTGAGATTTTTTAGCATCTTTTTTAGCAATGACCTTGGTCTGCCATGCTTGTTCGCCATTCGTGGCTTTGTAAGCCGCTTTATAAGCCTCTTGCAACTCTTTAAGTGTGGTGACTTCATCCATTGCAGCCATCAGGTCAAGGATTTGGTTTTCATTGACAGTGGATTTAATTTCGGTCTTGCGGCTGGCGCTGTTGCCATCGTCATCTTCTGGTGCAATGCCGCAAGCCGCCATCAGGCTGTACCGCCTGGCATAAGTAAGTGCAGACCCAAACCCTTGCGGGTCTTGTTTGGCGGCTGGAACGTGCAGGATGCCGCACTCGAGCATTTCGCCCGATTCGTGCAGGAATACAGTTTCAACCATAACCCCATCGTTGCAGTCGTAATTCTTTTGAATCAGGGCAATGCCGTTGTCGTTCAGCCCTTGGATGACTGCCTCAACGCAGGCGGCAAGGTCAGCGTAGCGACTTTTGAAGTGCGGGTTGGTGGAAGATTTCAGGGCAGGGCCAAAGGCTTTTTGTGCCTTGACCAGTGCGGTTGCGATGTGTTTCATGTTGACCCCTTAAAAAGTTTTGTTGAAATGTGCATTGATTGCCCGACCCACACGCTGGCGACTTGGCGGCTCGTAACCAGCGTATTCTTTGACCTCTTGCTCAATCCATTGGAAGTGCAGCTTGGGCAAGTCGTAAGTAATATCGACACCATCTTTGAAAACAAAGATGTCAAAGTGACCATCGGCATAGCAATCTTCATCTTCGTACCAAGTCCACTTGACTGTGACTTCATCCCAAATCAGGAAAGTGGTGAATTCGCCTTCTTCTTCGTCATGCATGATTAAGCCCTCCAGTACAGAACATCAAGAATGACCACCACGATGGCGGCAACGGATACAAACCAGAGGGCAACATTTGCCCAGTTGGTTGGTTTTTTGTAGTGTTCAATGTCAAACATGGTTTTTCCTTTGATGGGGCTTGCGCCCCGTTTGGTTTATTTGTTTTTAAAGGGTGAATTGGCTTTGAAGTTATAGCCAAGTGTTTTTAATTCTTGAGTCGTTTCGTTAAGACTCATTGCATTTACTTGTTGGTTTGTATAACCAAATTCAAGCAATGCTTTGCGCTGAGCAATTGCTAAAGTAACCATCCAATTTGCGTTCATCATCTTGCTTCTCCTTAAAGACCCTGTGCGGAATTGCTGGGGCATGGGTGCATTATTAAGTAAAGTTAACCCCATGTAAAGTGTTTTTTATAGGGACTTTCCCTAGTGTTGCTTTTTTGTTAATTTAAGTTACAATGGCGCAATGACAAAAGAACAGCTTATCAAATTGGCAGGGTCACAGAGTGAGCTTGCGAGGCTTTTGGGCATCAGCAAGCCTGCGGTCTGCCAGTGGAAGGCACAAATCCCTGAGTTGCGTTTGCGACAGCTTAAGGACTTGAAGCCTGGTTGGTTTTTAACGGAGGAAACATGAAAAAAGCACTGATTGCAATCTGGATTGCAGCATCAACCACAACGGTCTGGGCGGCTTGCTCAACTCATACCTACTATGCCAATGGAAGGTATGTCACTTGCACCACCTGTTGCTATGGAAATAATTGCAACACAAACTGTTATTGAATTATGATTGTTTGAAACGCGGCTAGGTTGGAAGTCATGAGCCAACCGAAAAGAGAACAGACCCCTCCTGCCGAGGTTTCTTTTTCAGGGTCTTGTTGAGGTCTGAAAATGCACTACTATTCTTTTCACGTTAGTGATTACATCCACGATACCGCCCATTTAAGCAATGATGAAGATTTGGCTTACCGCCGACTTCTTGATTTGTATTACACCCAAGAAAAACCAATCCCAAACAGAACCCACGAGGTTGCCAGACGCATCCGAATGGGTAAAAACATTGACGCTGTTCAAACTGTTTTAGAAGAGTTTTTCATGTTTAGCCTAGAACATGATTTTTGGTTTCACAAAAGATGTGATGAAACGATTGCCGCATATCAAGCAAAAGCTGAGAGAAATCGGGCGGTTGGCAAACTTGGTGGAAGGCCGAAATCTAACCCACAAGAAACCCAAACGGTTTCCAAACATAACCCTAACCAAGAACCAATAACCAATAACCATAAACCAATAAAAGAAAGAGCAACTAGCGTTGCTTGCCCTCCTGATGTAAACGAACAGGTTTGGCAAGATTGGCTGCAACTGCGGAAATCAAAAAAGGCATCAGTCACCGAAACCGTGGTCAAGGGCGCACGGGCTGAAGCTGCCAAGCTTGGATGGGGCTTGGAAAGTTTTCTCGTTGAATGGTGTACTAGAGGTAGCCAAGGCTTAAAAGCTGAATGGATTACTGAAAAACAAACCCAAAACGGTTTGACAAAAACAGGGCAGCGCAATGCCACTGTCCTGCAAGGCTTAACTCGTGGTTTACTTGGAGGGCAAAGCAATGTCCAATTACTCAAATAATGAATGCACTCAGGATGAAGGGCTGGACTACATTTTTGGCCGCATGAGTGCTATTTACGGGGCGGCATTTTTGCGGCACTGGGAGGGTGTTGACCTCGAGCTGGTGCGGCAAGAATGGCAAAGGCAGCTTGGCAACTTTTTGACTTATCGCCCAAGCATGGACTACGCCATTGACCGTTGCCATGCTGATTACCCGCCAAGCGCAATTAAGTTTCGAGAATTCTGCAATGCAGGCCCAAACATTCCACGAAACCAAGCCCAGATTGAATACAACCCAAAGCCTGTTGACCCTGAAGTAATTGCCGAGGCCAAACGCAAACTTGCTGAGTTAAGGTCAAGATGGACGAATTAGAAAAATTAATGTGTGGTGCGCCTGGTTGCCAGAAACGCTGGTCTGTTCACATAAATGGGCAAAAGCCAATGTGCTCAGAGCACCAATGGTCGGACAAAAAGCCTGCAACCAAGCGGGATATTGCAGTCGCAACATTTACGCAACCACCAGTCCAGCACTGGCAAGATGATGAGATTTTTTAATGCATGACCACAAATCCTTATTGGACAGAAGACGGGAAGGCCAAGAATTTAGCCTTGCTGACATCAACCGAGCGTTGCAAGATGCTGGAGACCTTGCGCCAGACCGAGGCGAGAGACTGGATTCGCCGATATCAACTGAAATCAAAACAGTTTGGGCAGCAGAAGGCGCAGGCTTGGTGGCTGGATGTCAAGATGAGCCTAAAGAAGCGCCGTGGCCAGGCTGGTCTCGATACCTTGATTGCAGAAATGGAGAGACAACGTGATGTCAATCGTCTTTGATGTGCCACTTGAACCCAAGGGCAAAGGCAGACCGAGGTTTTTCCGACACGGGAAGTTCACCAAGGTTTACACCGATCAAGCAACACTTGATTACGAAACTGCAATCCAGTCATATGCCAGCAAAGCAATGGGGGCAAGCAAACCCCTAGAAATGCCTGTGAGCGTTTATTTGTACATCAGGACACCAATCCCCCAGTCGTACTCGAAAAAGCGCACAGAGGCTTGTTTAAGCGGTTCTGAGCGGCCAGCAAAGAAGCCAGACATTGACAATGTGGCAAAGGCATTTTTGGATGCAATGAACGGCACGGTTTACCTTGACGATACCCAAGTGGTCGAGCTAAATATCAAAAAGGTCTACTCAGCGGTGGCTGGGGTGGATGTGGCAATCATGGAGGCAAGATGAGACCAGAAGATGCGGCGCAAGCCATCAGAGATAAAGCCCCAGCATTTGGGGAAGCCAAAGCCCAACGGGTATACCTTGAGGAATTCCGCAAATCCAAAAAAGCCCTGCTGATGAAAGATGCCTTAACATTGGGCATTGAAGCGGCAAACGCACAGGAACGGGAAGCGTATGCCCACCCAAGTTATCAACAGCTTATTCGTGGGTTGGCTGAAGCGATAGAAAAAGAGGAAACGCTGAAATGGGAGATTGAGGCGGCACGGTTGGACATCGAAATTTGGCGTTCACGGGAAGCAACCAACAGAAACCAAGACAAGGCGCACCAGTGAAATGCCCTATTTGTGGGACATGGACAATCGTGAAAGAGACCCGAACATCAACAGGCAACACGAGGCGCAGGCGCATGGAATGTGCAAATGAGCACAGGTTTACAACACTGGAGACAATCATTGATAGAAAAACACCAATACGTCAGAAGCAAAAAACTGCTGAAGATGGTGGCAAGTCTTGACTGCCAAGCCTGCGGGTCGGGTCACATGGTCCAAGCCGCACACACAAACTGGGGCGGCGGCAAGGGCAGAGGAATCAAGGCGGATGACAATCTGGTGGCGGCTTTATGCCTGAAATGCCATTACGAGATTGACCAAGGGAAAACACTTAGCAAACAGGAAAGGCAAGACTTATGGCAAGAAGCACACCAAAAGACAGTAGCAGCACTGCAAGACCAGTGGCCCGCGGGAGTGCCGATGCCATGAAGGTTGTGCAAAAGCCTGTGGACAAATTAATACCCTACATTAACAACAGCCGCACCCACAGCGATGAACAGGTGGCGCAGATTGCCGCAAGTATTAAAGAGTTCGGCTGGACAAACCCGATATTGGTTGACGGGGAGAACGGCATCATTGCAGGCCACGGGCGGCTGATGGCGGCAAGGAAACTGGGTTATACCGAAGTGCCAACCATTGAGTTGAAAGACCTGACCGAGACCCAGCGCAAGGCATACATCATTGCTGACAATAAATTGGCATTAAATGCTGATTGGGATAAAGACATATTAAAAATTGAATTTGGCGCACTTGATGCCGCAGGGTTTAACTTAGAATTAACTGGATTTATAGGGGATGATTTAACTGAGGCTATGTTTGGTAAAGATTTTGTATTAGAACCTCCTGACGAGTTTAAAGAGGTTGATGAAACAGAATTAGAGAAAAAGTGTCCACGATGCGGGTTTGAGTTTGATGAGTGATTATGTCATTCCCTCAATGACTGACATAAAACTGTCGGCAAGCAAAAACTTACCAAAGTTTGAAGTGGTGAGTCTATTTGCTGGCGGCGGCGGTTCCTCGACTGGCTACCGAATGGCGGGTGCTAAAGTTTTAGCAATTAACGAGTTCATACCTGAAGCCATTGCGACTTATCGTGCCAATTGGCCTGACACAATTATTTTGTCTGGTGATGTTAGAAAGTTAACGCCCGAACACATCCTGACTGAGATAGGGAAGCAAAAGGGCGAGCTTGATCTACTCGATGGCTCGCCGCCTTGCTCTGCATTTTCGACTGCTGGCGCTCGGGAGAAGGGCTGGGGCAAAACCAAAAAATACTCTGACTCTGAACAGTCGAATGTTGAAGACTTGTTTTTTGAATATACCCGAATCCTGCGCGGAGTAATGCCAAAAGCGTTTGTTGCCGAAAACGTGGCTGGTCTTGTTAAGGGAACGGCAAAGGGCTATTTGAACGAAATCTTGCGTGAGTTGCGCTCGTGCGGTTACGAGGTGTCATGCAAGATTCTTGATGCCAAGTGGCTTGGCGTTCCACAGTCGCGAACTCGTGCAATTTTTATTGGGGTTCGCAACGACCTATGGCAAGCGGCCTATAAAGGCAAATTGCACCCAGAACCGAAAATTAAAACTGTTTCGCTTAAAGATGCTTTTATTGGCCTTAATGTAAGCGACCAAGATAAAAACGAAACAGACATTGGTAAATATGCTGTTTTCCAAGAATTAAAAAAACTGCGAGAAGGCGGTCAATCTAAAAAGTATTTCCAGCTTGTTAAAGCACACCCAAATATGCCGTCTGGGTGTATCACTGCAAGCTCTGGAAATATTGGAATTGCCTGTGTAAAACACTGGGACAACCGAGCGTTTACCGTATCAGAGGTAAAGCGCATTATGTCAATTCCAGACGATTACATCTTAACTGGCACTTACCAGCAAAAGGTCGAACGACTTGGACGCATGGTTGCGCCCTTAATGATGAAAGCCGTAGCCGAGAACCTTAACAACCTTGGAGTATTCAATGCAAGACATCCCAAATGACTGGACGTTTAAAACATCTGGTGTGGCAGATCAGTTTGATCGCCACGTGCGAGAGCAGCTGCCTTGGTACGAACTTGCTACTGGCTTGACCGCACACGTAGTGCGTCATTATCTGCCCGAAAACGGGTTGATCTACGACATAGGCGCATCAACTGGTAATATCGAAAAGTCGCTGGATAGCATTATTGAAAAGCGTAAGGCAAGATTTGTGCCTATCGACAACAGCGAAGCAATGGCCGAGAAATATAAGGGTAAAAGTCAATTGGTTATTACTGATGCAGTGCAATATGATTACGAGCCATTCGATGTGGCTATTCTGTTCTTAGTGCTTCAGTTCATGAGCATCTCAGATAGAAAGAAACTCTTGCAAGACCTAATGTCAAAAGTTAAACCAGGCGGCGCAATTATTGTTTTTGATAAATTACTTGTCGAGGGTGGTTACTTTGCAACAGTAATGCGCCGAGCAACGATGGCTGGTAAATTATCAAGTGGCACACCAGCCGAGGAAATCGTTGCAAAAGAATTAAGCATCGGAGGAGTGCAAAGACCATTACCAGAACGTTATTTTGATTTTGTAATCCCAGACGCAAAAGAAATTTTTCGCTTTGGTGAGTTTGCTGGTTTTTTAATCGAGCGGCATGAATAAGTAGTAACATCGCGCAAATTCCCCTCTATAAATGAATCACACACACAAACCCACAGACAAAACCCGCAAACTGGTTGAATCCAGCAGCGGATTAGGCTTGCCGCACGAGTCCATTGCCTGCTTGGTGGGCATTGATGACAAGACCCTGCGGAAGCATTACAGGAACGAGCTGGACATGGGCAAAGCCAAAGCCCACGGGCAGATTGCCAAGACGCTATACAGCAAAGCCGTGGGTGGAGACACCACAAGCCTTATCTGGTGGACAAAGACACAAATGCGCTGGGCTGAGACTGTTAAGCAAGAACACACTGGTGCAGATGGTGCGCCCCTGCTGTTTGAGCGCATCGAGCGTGTGGTGGTGGATGCAAAAAATACTAAAGATTGATACGCCTCGCTGGGCATTGCCACTGACAAGCCCCAGCCGATATAAGGGCGCATGGGGTGGTCGGGGCAGCGGTAAGTCCCACGCCTTTGCTGAGTTGATGATTGAGGAACACATCATGGACCCCAAGCGTAGAAGCGTTTGCGTCCGTGAAATACAGAAGTCCCTTAACCAATCGGTCAAACGCCTACTTGAAACCAAGATTGAGGCCATGAACGCAGGGGCTTACTTTGAGGTCCAAGATTCGGTCATTAAGTCCAAAAAGGGCGATGGGGCGATTATTTTCCAAGGGATGCAGAACCACACCGCCGACTCGATTAAGTCGCTGGAAGGGTACGACTGCGCTTGGGTGGAGGAAGCCCAGTCATTAAGCCAGACCAGCCTTGACCTATTGCGGCCAACAATCCGCAAACCCAACAGTGAACTGTGGTTTACATGGAACCCTCGCCAGGAATCCGACCCAGTGGATTTTCTATTGCGTGGGCCAGAACCGCCAGCCAGTGCTACGGTCATCAAGGTGAACTTTGGGGAAAACCCGTGGTTTCCACAAGTCCTGAAGGACGAAATGGAGTACGACAAACGGCGTGACCCTGACAAGTATCAGCACGTTTGGATGGGTCAGTACTTGCGAAACAGCAATAGCAGGGTATTTAGAAACTGGAAGATTGACGATTTTGAAGCCCCAGCAGAGGCAATCCACCGACTGGGTGCTGACTGGGGGTTCTCTGTTGACCCGACAGTTTTGGTGCGATGCCACATTATTGGGCGCACCCTGTACATTGACTACGAGGCGTACATGGTAGGGTGCGAGATTGTCAACACGCCTGAATTATTCATGCAAGTACCAGAGGCCGAGAAGTGGCCTATCGTTGCCGACTCAGCCCGACCAGAGACCATCAGCCACATGAAACGCAATGGCTTTCCCAAGATCATGACTGCGGTCAAAGGGCCAAAGTCTGTCGAGGAAGGCATCGAGTTCTTGAAGAACTACGACATCGTTGTTCACCCGCGGTGTATTCACACCATTGACGAATTGAGCCTGTACAGTTATAAATCAGACCCATTGACTGGGCGAATCCTGCCCCAGCTTGAGGACAAAAAGAATCATGTAATTGATGCTTTGCGGTATGCGTGTGAGGGCATCAGGCGGTCAGCGGTAACAAAACCAGCTACATTTACGCCATTGCCCAATGTCAAACGCTGGTAGATAATCGCCCCAAAAGGACAAATATGGCACGAATA